CGGATCATTTCTTCACGCTTCAATTCCAATTCAGCCGATTTCTTCTGAATATCAGCCTGGATTGCCGCCATTTGCGCCTGGGCCAGCATTTCTTCTGGCGAAGGCTTAGGTGGTTGCGGGGGCTGGGGAGGCATCATCGCCGGGTCAGAGAAGAACGAATCGGCATCCTTGAAACCAGAAAGCGCCAATATCTGGGCTAAAGTATTCCGATATTGGGACAGGCTGACCAAGGGGTTATTCATCCCGGCTAACTGTAAAATCTGTTCCTGCTTGGCGAGAATGGTGGTCAGAACTGCCACTTTATCTTGGTCCGTACCACCCCCAAGCGCCACATTCACCATAACATCCATATTTGCGTCCCAGCCGCGCGGATCAACCGCGACGAACTTACCGCGCAAACGAATGATACGGTCTGGCTGCTGGTTCTGCACCACCAAGCGCAACAAGCCACCAAACAGGCGCTTCATGCCACCTTCAGCAAAGATACGGGCAATCAATTCAATCCGCTGCTGTGACGCTGAAACCGTGGCCGCAACCGCTGCTTTAGTGGATGATTGCAGCGAATCCGCCGCAAGACCAGCCGCTGCCTTGGTAATACCCGTCCGGTTTTCCCGCACCTCATCCATATACGCCAGCATGGGGAAAGCCTGTTGCCCCACAAATGGCATAGAGAAAGGCTGCACCATCCCAGGCGCGCGCATACGGATAACGCCACCAACCTCGGTATTTAGCACATCATCCATATTAGCCTGCCCCTCCACCACGCCCACACGGGGATGGATGGCAAGCGCCAGGCTATCCAGCATATTACGCTGAATGTTAGACTTGATTAGCTGAATATCCATCACTTGATCGGCGACAGACATACCAAAGAAAGTGTGAGGCTCTGGATCGGGGCAGAATACAGCAAACGGCACCATATCCGCTGGCTCATTCCGCATTACCTCATAGGCTTGCCCCATAGTGCAAACCTTACGCAACTCGGCAATGCCATCCCCATCCATGTCGATCTTTACATAAGATTCGACATAGAGAACCTTCTTCGCCGCAATATCTGAACGGTTAGCGAAGTCGATAGTGGCTTGCGGATTACGTACAAACCGCTCCTCATTATCTTCTAACTCATCAACCTCATTGGCGTATGGTTCCACCTCGTCCGGGTCATACCCCATTGCCACCAACTCGCTCACCGTCATGATACGGCGATGGGCGACGATCGACGCATCATCCAAGCTGATAGCAGCGCGGCTAACCAGCAACTCCTCTGGCGGTACAGCCGCAATACGGGGGCGCCCTTTGTCCCGGCGCCGGATCACCCGCACATCATACATAGTGGGGCCAGGCATCCCAGACATGGGGTCAACTTCCCCAGGATACGCAACCGTTACTTGAACCTCTAACTCTGGATCGGAATTAAGAACCGCCAAACCAGCATCATCCAAGCCGGTTAAATCTGATGTCTCTACCTGTATCTCAGAATCCCAATAAAACTTGATAATCCCCGTCTTGCAAACAAGCGCGTCCTTGAAGGCAGAGTAGAAGATTTCAAACCCTGGATTATCGCGGGTCACAACATAATTAATATAATCCGTCGCCTGGGCCGCCGCCGCCACATCTTCCGGGCCATTGGGAGCAAACTCCACAATATTCTGCCCGCTGAAAAACACCTTCATCAGACTTGGCAAAATAGCCTGCACCGTGTCCCGCACATCGCGGCTAACTACCTTGGAACGCCCATCCTCCTCGTTCCCGAACTCCTCGCCCCGGTAATACTGGGTGGCTAAAGCCCGAAGCGGCGAAATGGTACTATCGATGTAATCTACTGCGTCTTCAATCTCGCCAGAAACAATGGCTTGAATATCAATCTGATCCGGCAATTCTGCATCCATGCCAGCATCTACCGCCATGGATTGCATTTCCTGGGTAATCTCGGAAACCATATCAGAAATCTTGGGGTCCATCTTTAATCACCCAGCAAGCCGGTAAACCGGCGTTTCGGAATACGCTTTTCATTTATGGCGTTTAACAAGCCAAGCCCGTACATACTGACCGCTTCCGGTTTAATAACATACTCGCCCACATGCACCGTGGTTTTGATAGGGGCGTTTTTCTTCTTACCCTTAACTAGACCGCCTTTGCGATAGCCGCCATCACCGCCGCCACCATCTCCACCACCACCGTCACCACCACCATCGCCGCCACCATCTCCGCCGTCGCCCCCATCTCCGCCATCACCAGCGTCGCCTTCACCAGCGTCCCTTCTCGCCTTCTGCATCAGAAACACCAGCCATATCCGCTTCAGCAGCGGCAGCGGCAGCGGCAGCGGCAGCAGCAGCGGCGGCAGCGGCGTCTGTTTTTTCTGAAGTAACATCAGACATCATGGATGAGATAGCATCAGCAAGCCCAACCTTACCCTCGGAAACATCTTTACCAAGGGATTCCGCCATTGCCGCCAAATCTGCTGCTGGAACACCTGTTAAATCAGCTATTTCAGCAGCTAATGCCGCCATAGCTTCCTGTTGCGTCGTTTTTCCTTCAGCAACATCAGCCGCCAATGAAGCGGCCTTATCACCGAAGTTACCAGTATCACCAACCCCCTCGGACTCGCCACTGGCATCATTCCCCAGCAAACCCGCATAAGGCGTCCCATACTTAGACTGATAAGCCGCCACATCAGCGCCTTGCGCCCCACTGATGATATCTTGGCGCAGTTGCTCAGGGGTGCGGGTATTCAACAACCCAGACCAATAATCTAAGCCGCCTTGATCGGGGGCACGGGCAAACAAGTCTTGATACAGACTATTGATATAATCTTGCGCTGGGTTAGCGGTGGTCGTCGGCGCTGTAGTAACCGGCGCCGTTGGCGTCGTCGGAGTGGTTGAAATCGGCGCAGTCGGCGTCGTTGGCGCTGTGGTAACTGGTGCCGTAGGTGTCGTTGGTGTCGCAGTAACCGGCGCAGTCGGCGTCGCTGGCGTCAACGTCGTTGGCGTATTCGGCATTGTCGCCGTAATTGGCGTAGTATTCGGAATTGGCGCTAGTGGCTCGCTTGTCGTCTGCCGATCATTGCTTAACTGCGTCTGAACCGCCGCCTGGCCTTGCTGGGCCTCACGCAATGCCTGTATCTGCGCGTCAGTTAAATTTAACTCCCGCGCCCGGTCCAACAAATACCCCCCAAGCGTGTTAACACCTGGAACACCAGAAACCGCATTAAGAGCCGTACCGGCCGCTACACTCGCCATCCCCAGGGGACCAGTAGCCAGCGACACAATCGCATTTAAAAAGCCAGGGTCATTGCGGATTGCCTCAATATCGCGCGCCACACTACCCGTACTGGTAACCCCGCCAGGGGCAGGCGGGGTTTCCCACCCACCACCATCCCACAATAACCCTTCATACGGGGGTGGGGGCGGAGTGGTCGCAGCAGTCGGCGTGGTCCTAACGGGCGCGAAGAAACGATGTTCCCCCGGCGCGTCGTAAGTCTGCGTCGGGCGAAGAAGGGGATTAAACTGCCAAGACCACGTATCAGACATCAATCTTCGCCTTCTTCTTCATGGTCGCCCTTGGGCAACATAACCTTCGCCATCAATACCATATCGCGCTGCTTGCCGGATAGCGCCTTTGTTATCGGGCCACCCACCAGCCAGGCGCTACACGTCCGATCCGCCGCGCACTTGAACTCCAACAACTCGCAATACCCCAAATCCGCCGCTTTACTAACTTCGGGCGCATACGTCTCATCGTTGCTTTCCTCCCCCTGGATGCCCTTAACAATACAAGCCATCATCTCGGGGGTCTGGATGAACGCGGCGCAATTACCACACCGCATCGCCTTAGCCTCATCAGCAGTCGTATTCCATTCCTGCGCCCTCTGTCGCCAGAAGAAGTCATCCTCACTATTCGGGTTCGCAGGACCATAACCGAAATCCTTAAACGCCCGGTCACGGTACTCAATGTTTTCTTCCAGATCATAGGTGGCTTTGGGGCACTTCATCACACCAATTCCGTGACCGACATCGTAGAAAGAGTGACAGCAACGTCCTTAATTACCGCAATCTTGTCGCCGGGATTGCAAGCAAACACTTCTGCCCAATTATTAGGAATCATCACACTAGTCGTAGTCGAAGCCGTTGGATTAGACCCGATTTTCACATGGCAATGGCCATTGGTCACCGCCACACGAACAAACCGCGTCTCGGCGCCAAAAGCTGTGCTTTGAACGCTTGAGGTGGTAACAGTGAAAGTCTGCGTGGCCCCAACATCAAAAACCTGAGGGATCACATAACCATTATCATCACGAACCTGGAAACTCATTTTGATTTCTCCTTGTTACGGGACGAAATAGCCTTCGCCTTCGCCTTAGCGTCCGCCTTACTGGAAGCGCCCCAAGCCTGCAAAGACTTTAACAGGCGGGTGGGCTCACCTTTTGCATCACGCTCTGGCCCCGGCATATTGCCCATCCGCGCCAGAAAACTAGCGCGGCGGGGGTTATCCCCAGCCTTTACCGGCGCCTTCAGATTAGAACCCGGATTAGCCGCCTCATAAGAACGACGCCCCGCCTCATTCAAACCCCCTGACGGGTTCTTTCCGGCTTTCCGCGTCCAGGCTGGCGACTTCATTCTACTCGCCCCTCAAAAATCATATCCAATGCACGCAATGGCAAACGCAACACCACCGCCTCTGCATCCATTACCCCATAACTGAATAACACATTATCCGGGGTAATTACCAATCCAGCATTAAATTCTATCTGCTCGCCCTCAAACACGAAAATAGGGGATAATCTAACCACTTCCCATGTCTCGGGGTCATATTCCACCAAGCGGTGGGCGTAATAAATCGGCTTCCTCCCATTCTTCTCGCCAAACCGACGATGCACACACGTCACCAGCCGCCCATTATGCTTGATTATTTGGCTAGACCCACTCCACCCCACCAACTCCGCATGGGCATCCCCATAATAGACCGGCTCCATTATCTGGCCGCCCGTAAACTTATAAACACACATCGGGGAAAACCAATGCACCAAGAATAAATCCTGGCCATCGACATAAATACCCCAATTCTTTTCCTTTTTCTCCTCGTTTGGCGACAAAATTACCTTTTTATCCACCATAACAGGCGAAACAGGCACTAAAACCATCGTATTTGCGTCATTCCGGGTAGAATGACCGCTCGCCAACCCCCACCAATTTCCCCGCCAGGCAAACAAACGCATATCTTCCAATCCATCCCGACAGATGGGCGATTGGCGCACTTCCGTATCATCAATCTGGGCGGCGGCTAGCTGGCCAAGCGTCTCCGTATCTAAATCCACCAGCCAATTCACCGTATCCGGCGCAGCCCCTTTAATCCAAATAGAGCCACTAGGCAGCAAACGGTAATTTACCGTTCGCACCACCGCCCGTATCCGATCACCATCCCACGCAATCGAGGGATTACAGGCCGCCATCTTACTTGGCAGCCCAATCGTCACACGCTCCGCGCCCGGAAACCGGCTAAGTATCACGCCACTTTCTCAAACAACATCAACGTGTTCCGCCCCCACGGGGCTGGCTTCCGCCGCGTGGTTTCTTGAAACATGGCACTTTCCACCACCAGATTACGGAACCCGTGCTGGCCAAACCGCTCTACCCAGTACTCCGCCGTCTGCTCATTCACATGGTGGTGCCCACCCTGGCCCGGCACCGCGTGACACATCAGCACCCGATCCGCACACCGCATGGTGGCGAACCAGTTGTTCTCATACTTCGCGTCAACGTGTTCCACGAACTCCGTGGAAATACACAAGTCAAACCGCTGCCCAATGTCCAGCTTACCCTTGGTATAGTCATGCAAGATAATCGGACCGCACTTGGCCTTCAAAACCGCGTCGGGGTGCCCCTCCACCCCCAATACCTTACACCCCATATCTTGGAACCACTTCAGATTAACCGCCGTCCCACACCCAACATCCAAAACGGATTCCACGCCATACTCCAATAGCAACCAGCCCCAGATATCTGGCGTAAACGTATGCCCATCACCTTCTTCATAATATCCCCCCAAATGCGCCATCTCATTCATGCCTGAACCTCGCTCGCCATCTTTCCCTGCAACGTCAATTGCCCGACCAATTCGGGCAACACCGTCAAGACCTTCAACTTGGGCAGCACATGCCACTCCAACAAAATATCCACCGGTGTATTCGCCGGGCGGGCATACTTCACCAGCGTCGGGATAGCCCGACGGCGCCACCAAATAGCCGCCGTGCAAAGGGGATACCTGACATCCCACAACTCGTCCCGGTGCTTGCGCTTCCACTTCTGGTCATCCACGCAGCAACTCTGCAAGTAAACCCCATCCACATCCTCATCCACCTTGGCACGGATGGCAGCCCACTTCTGCAAGAACCCTTCAGGCAGAACTACATCATCCTCAAAAACCATAAACTCGTCCGCCCCGTCATGCTCCGCCAGGTTCCATGCCATGTGATGGCTAAGAACAAGTGACGTTACACCCCGACTGACAAAGTAATTAGAGTGCATGGGGATTTCAGACTTAATCTGCATCTCCTTGCCATAGATGCCCCAAACCCAAGTAATGGGAACACCCTCACGCTCGAACTCCAACCTCGCCCGTTCCGTGCGTTCGGGCGTCTCTCGCAGCGAAATACAGTAATACTTCACTTCTTTTTCTTCGCCGCCATCATATTATCAATCAGATTGGGATACGGACGCCCCGCTGTCTTGGCGCGGGTCATCGCCGCTGCCTTCTTGGCAGGCGACAACTTCTGCGGCTTCGGTAGGCCCTTGGGCCGGTTCTTGTCCCAAATCTCTTTCATCAAACCACTCCTTTTACCGATCTTCTAAGCTGCTGACCCCAGCGGGTCGCATACCCGCCAGAACCACTCGCCACCGCCGCCACACCCGCAAACGTCAAACAAAACGCATCCGCCTTGTCAGGGCTGCGGCCTAGGCGACGTTTCATCTGCGACTTCGGCTCGATCTGAATCTTGCCGCCACTGGTCACAGAATACAACGGCCCACACAACTCATCCACAAAAGACTCGTCATTGGGAACAGTACAATCTCTGGCCTCAAACCACTCCCTGGCCTTCCACCAAAGCTCGTCTCTTAGGCGGCTAAACCGATTACCATCTATCGCTGGC